GTATTAATAATACCAATCCCAGCCGTCGCATTTGCTTCTGCTTGTGCTTTTGATCTAACAGTTTCACCAAATGATAATTCGTAATCGTTTTCATAGCACCAAATTATTAATTGTGCAGAAAGATATGTAAAAAGTCGTTGTTTTTCTCCGAGTCTCATCCTCTTACCTCAACAGAAGAACCTTTAAATGCTTCCCAGAATAAAAGAGCACGAGCAAAATAACGAGCAGCTTCAGTTGTTTCACCAATATCTTCAAGAATGCGTGATCGTGCAAAATCCTCAACAGCAGTTGTCATTTCATCAAGAATCCAATCTGTTGCAGTATCTGCTGTCATAACTGTATGATATTGAAAATATCCTATTTTAAGAGATGGTTGAAGTCTAGAGAGTTTAAATACAATGTTATTTCCAGAACGATGCCAAACATCTAAACATTCGTATCCATTTTGAAAAACTTTTTTAGGATCACGCCAAGCAAGATTCTTAAAATAACCAGTTGGTTTAATATAATCAATTATTTTAAATCTTGTAAAAGGAGATAATACAATATTAATAGATTGAACATAATCAACTGATGAAATTATATGAGTTAGATCAATACGATCTTGTGGAAAGTTAGCAGTAGCAAAGAAAGCAATAGCTGCATTAATAGCAGTTTTAATATCTGCAATCTTATCAGGACGTTTTACCTTAGATATAATCGTTATAATCATTTCACCAAATTGCATATTCTATACCTTATAAGATTATGTATTATCTAATTTTTGTTCTTGTTGCTCCAATGTAAGTTCTTCTTGAGTCGGCAACGGAAGAATTTCGGGTTGAATCATACGAGCAGCTTGATAGAAGTATTCTGAAACTTCTTCAACACGAACATGTCCACTTATTTTTCCTATGAAATCTTTACGAATTGTAGCAATTTCAATTGGATCATTTGTTACATAGAAATGATTTTTAAAATTTGCTTTATGTCCAGGTGCAACAATAAAACGGAATGTATCAACTGAAGAATGAAAGTAAATATGTATATTAGCGGAAGGTTCTTTTTGTATAGGTTTAGCAGAAGAAACAGAGGACTCAGCCTGTTGTTTGGCTTTATCCTCTGCTTCTCGCTTGGCTTTGGCTAACCTCTCAGCAAACGAAAGATTAGTTCTGCCGTTTTCTTGCGCCATCTGAGATTCTCAGGTTATCCAGCAGCACCGTTAGTAAGATCGTAAATAACAAAACAACCAGAAGGATTCATTAATTCAACTGCGAATTCTGTTGTAAAAGAACCACCATTTGAATCAAGACCACCTGCATTATTTTTACCAGTTCCACCAAATTCTTCAGCTTTTGTATCACGTCCTTCAAGATAAGCGAGTTTAAGAGCTGGCATGTCAACACCGACAGCCAAATCTTCCATTCCAGTAAGTCCATTAAGAATTGGATGTTCCATCAAAATAAGATTACCTTTATAAAACTTAAAGCGTTGGAAGGAGAAACCAAATCCTGACTGATCTGGTAGAAGTTGAATTGTACCATTAAGACGTGCAATTTCATTAAATACTTTCATTGCTTTTGAACCACAGAAAGCAACACGTGTCTTTGAATCACCCATATTATGAGAGAAAATCCAAGCTTCTTCAAGCATGTCAATAAGTTGTGTCATATTTGTAGTAGCAGCAGCAGTAAACACATTGTTTGGTGCATATTGAGTAACCGCATCAATAATACCTTGAGTTGCGTGTAAAGGTTGTGATCCAGAAGTATCCATTTTTGCTTGACCAAACAAGATTGTACTTTCAATGCTTACACTATGAAGAATTGAACAATCAAGACGTGTTTCAGAGATATTAGTAAATCCTAACTCGATTGCAGATGCACGTGCAGTATCAGTAAGTGCCCAAGCATCACGGAAGATTTGTGTAAAGTTTGGAACATGGATAATAGTCATGCCACGAGAAGTTGGACGAATAGAACCTTCATCATGTGCTGTTCCAATTACAATAAGGATTTGATTATCAAAGATTGCAACAGGAGCAACACGACCAAAAGCACGAGTTACAGTAATTTGTACTGCAGAATCAACAGTTATAACACGAAGATTTTCACGAGTGGTTGGATTATAGAGAACCATTTTTGGAAGAATACCAGCAGTTGAATCAACCGCAAGAACAGTATCAACAGGAGAATAACCAGTTGGAGAACCAGTTGACTGATTAATTTGAACAGAACCAAAGACTAATGTTTTTGTAAAATAACCATGTGTTGAGCTAACCGCTCTAGACTTACCTGTTTGAGAAGTTAGTCCAAAGATTGGAAAAGAACCATCTGGAAAAAGACGAAGCATTGTCGCAGCAAAAGAACGCTTATTGAGTTGTGTTGGATTTACAGTTGTATTAAAGACTGATGTATAAAACCCCATTTTTTACTAACTCCTTTCCGTTTAAGCTACTTGTTGTTGTTGCACTTTTTGTTGCTCTATTTGTTCTTCTGTTGGTTGCAAGTAAGCAGACCAATCATCAACAACTACTTCATCTTTTCCACGCGTCTTAGTATTTTGTGGCCCAGTCTGCTGCTGGAACGCTTTTGGATTAATGGCTTTTGCCATTTCAGTGAAGTATTCTTGTGTCAGAGTTGCAACTTCATCTTCTGTTGCATCAGGAAATTTAGCAGCAACCTTTTCAGAGATCATTGCCATATGTTCCCTAACAACAGGATTATCTGCCACATCAGGCCCACTTATTGCTTTTGATCTTGCAAGGTAATTACGTAGTACAGCGGGGAGACCTTGCTGCTCATGTTTTACACGTGCTTCAACAAAATGCCCAGTTAATCCTGTAGCATGTTCTAAAGCACGTGAATAGGCTTGTCTGCCAGCAAAGTTAATTGCAGCTAGGAGAGTTTTCCCGTCAATGGCTTCACCTGATTGGAGTTTTTGCACAATATCATCAGGTAAACCTGCCGTGAAATCCATCTTTCCTGCGGCTTCCTTTACTTTGTCGGCGGCCAACAAAAATTTAGGAGGTTCATTCTTTTTAACTGTTTCAGCATCAGGAGGAGAAAAGAGACCTTCATACATTGACATTACATCAAGTGGTTCATCATCTTGGTTTTGATTCTGCGGCTGTTGTTGTAATTGTTGTTGTTTTGGTTTTCCTGTTATTGGATCAATTTCTTGTGCTTGTGTATTTTGCTTGATAGGAGATTTTACACCTTTCCTTTTTTGGAAACGTGCAAAGATATTATCTAATATTCCTTGTTGCTGTGCCTGTGGCATTTGTTACTCCTTGTGGGAATTGCGATGGCTGTGTGGATTGATTTTTGTGAATTTGAAGCAATGTCTCAATAACATTGATCCCACCTTTCACAAAAACCTGTTGTAATGCGTATAATTCTTTATTTTCATAATATGTTTTAAGATCAATCTGTGCATGATCTTGATAAAGATCATTTTTAAGGTGTTTTAGATATTTAATAACAGATGGATGTGAAAAAGTAGCATTAATAGTTAAAAGATCAGGAGTAGTAAGCTCAATTTGTTCAACTTGAATAACTATCTTATCTAAAACTGTGATAGAAGTTGGAATCATGTTGTTTGTCCAGCTTGTACCGTTTGTTGTGTCTGTTGCGCTTGTCCAGTTTGTTGTGCTTGAACTTGTGGCATAAATTGTTCAAGACCACGAACACCACCAACACTTAAAAGATACAAAAACATTTTAGGAAGCATTTGTCCCATTGTTTGTTGCAAAACCTGTGAAGAAGATAAAAGTTGAATACCACCTGTAAGAATCTCTGTTGAAGCAATCTTATCTGCTGGTAAGAGACCGTCGGCCAACTTAAAATTATTAACAATCTTACGCATTGTTTCAAGTTTTTTCGCATCAATTTCATAAACTTCACCTGTTGACATATTTTGATAATTACCAGATACACCATATTGATAGATATTAAGTTTAATTTGTTCCTTAATGGGAAGAATTTGCTGATATTCAAGCATAAGAGCACAGTTTCTCATTCTTCCATAGGAGCCGGCCATTGTATCATCCCATTCTTTACGAGATTTGTTACCTTTTTGAAATTGACCTCTTTGTGGTTTATTAACACCATTAAGATCATCAGCCATATCAGACATCATTCGCATATCTTGTACAACAGTTTCAGTTCCCTTAGAATCAAATGGAACAGATTTATAAA